ATTACCACGAATGGCGTTCTGAATTTTTCGAACCAAATTAATTATCTTCTCTGGTAGTCGGAAAAACTGCACAGCAGCAGCCAATATTACTAAAATGGCGGCGCGATTATATTTACTCTGCATTAACCAATACACCAGGGTGACAACCAATGTGATGGAAATGAGTTTATGGGTAATATCCTCAATTCTGTCTACTGTCATCATAATCACTGATTCCAGTTGTGTCTGTATTTTTGGTAATTGCGTATCAAGAAAATCCAACAAAACATCTGTTTGAGTATTTAATTTTGCTGGGAAATTCAACCATCCACGCACTGAGTCAAAAATTTGACAACGAATACCCTGACTTTCGGCCTTGATATCCTGACGTATTTTCTTCAATATTGTCGAAATTTTTTGACGCTGACGTGTGATTTGTGCATCGTACCGCGCGTATCTAGGGTCGTTATTATAATTCCGCGCATACGGTAGTGATTGAACGGGGCCGGGATTCAATTCGACATCTCCGGACAACAACAAGCGAAAGAAATCGCCAGCATAATCACATTCGTCAGGTAGATCCTTAAACATGTACCAAAAACATGAGAAAGGTTCCGTGGGGACAATTCCAAAATATTTTTCTCTCAATTGGTGATGCGGTGTTAGCATCATCTCAATAAACCGTTTCTTCAAATACAAAAAGAAAGGTAAAGACACGGGATAGAATGATGGTTCACCAATATCTCTAAACCATGGATTGAGAAGCGAGAGTGGAATTGCAACTCGATGAACCCAATTTTCAGTGAATTCATCGGTATATGTGGTATCCGACCAACCTACAAAAATAATCACAGAGGGATGAGGTTGAAAATAATAATTCTGAGTCAAAGCACGATTATCAACATGTAATGAATTTTCCATGGAAGTGTTCAACAAAAGAATTCGTTTGTGATATTCTCTCAAACTCTCAAATCCAGTATCAACTTCACTATCTACGTGAGCAGCAATACAATTCAAAGCGATTTCAGCAAGGGTCGGTACCAAGTTTGTTGGGAGGGGGCGGCTGGTATTATTATTCATAATAGACGTCATCTTCATTCAATTCATAATTGATTATTTACGCCAAACGAATATTAATCTCCATTACTTCACCAATAACAAACATGTAATTGATAAAATTCCGTAATAAATTTAATTATTTATTTCCCAAGAATATTACCTATCCTATCCAGCTAAATTGGACAACAGCACTATATTCAGATCAAGTCTCTGCTAAGCAATAAAAAAATGCCAAATGAATGGCTGCACAAAAGGGCTTGCAGAGTAGTTGAAAGAATTATAGCCTCCAATCTTTGTAACCAGAAATACTCGGGCACCATAGTACTACACCAGCCAAATCGACGTAGCCTAACTTGCATAGGAAAAATATTCAATAAACAACTAGAATTTATCCAATAGGAAAGATTAACAAATAAATATTTGAGAGTAGATCCATAACTTAAATTAATAAACTTTATTTAATTGACACCCAAATAATCCAGGGTATACACTTACAATAATACATAATTTTAAATCTAGTTGTTTTGTTTTGGAATCATGAAACAATCTTCGGGAATCCTTCACACAGAATTACAAGTAAACTCATAAAACAACGATCAGGGTATACACCTAAATCACTCCTTTCAGCCAGAAAGGGCCAATCTAAAAACAGAAGGCACCAAAGTTATAACTCGAACATGAAGGCAATTTTAACAAAAGCTGGAAAACCAGTCTTACAATGGAACGAGCATAGAGCTTCAGGTGGCTTACATCGGCCTATCGACTTATAGAAAGCCGTCAACAACACTTGTATGGAGTACATTTAAAATGTAC